TAGGGGGTGAAGATGGCAGTTAAAGCAGAACAACGTCGGTTTAAACATACTGTAATAGACTTCGTTAATTATGAAGATGAGGATTATCTTTTTATTGACACAAAGTCTGGTGAAGTCCTAGCAGTAGCTGGTAGTTTTGATGATTTCTACGAGGATATATCTAAAGGCAAACTACCAGATAGTTCTTATGCAATTATCAAAGTGATTGAAATAGAGTAGTCGGTCGGCATTTCTATTAGGTGGGGTGTGTGTATTTATATCCCAAATTTCATTTTTCCTTACACACACTCCGTCTTCATGACCCAGGTTCAGATGCAAGAGAGTCGGTCGGCAAAAATAAAATAGACTCCTGGGTGAAGCCCATAAATTTTTCTTATATATATACACACAATTTTTTAGATCTGGATGCGGCCTAGATCCACGTCTTGACATCTGTCTACATTTAGTAATATAATATATTCGTAGTTAAGGTAAATTATAAAAACCATACCTTTGGACTAATCCATAAATAGTTATTTGGTTGATAGCTAGGAATGTGGAACTGATAATCGATACAGTTCTTCTGGTAAACGGTCCACTAGAACTATAAGGTCAAGTTTTCATGAGCTTGGCCTTTTTTTTTGTCGGAGTCGGCTTCCAGCGTAGTTGATCCAGGAACTTGGTGATAAAAAATTTTCTTATATATACACACAAGAGCTTCGTCTACGGCGGCGTCAGATCCAACACGCGCATCACCTTTCAGTTGACAAAATGTATACAGAGAGCTATAGTATGATTATGAATATGAAAGATACTTTTAAGTGTTCCCTTTGTGGAACTAAATCGTGGGGCTACGGACATAATCCGCAACCTTTAAAAGAAAGTGTGGACGATCGTTGTTGTTCAGAATGTAATTTAACTAAAGTCATACCATCTAGGTTGGCACAAATCCAGGGGGTGGAATATGTGGGAGAGTAAAAACTATAAGATAGTAAGGTTCAGACGTAATCCAAAGACGGAAGAAGTGACCCAAAGAACTATTAAAAAAGGTTTGACAAAAGCTGAGGCAAAAGAGCATTGCAATCGAGAAGACACACACGGCGAGAACTGGTTTGATGGGTTCTCTGAAATTGGTCGCAAATGACAATTCTATTTTTAGTTGTGGTGCTGGTAATCCTGGCCCTATTGTCGGAAGTCGGTCGGTCGGAATGATAGGCGAACTAGGATGGCTCCCATAAGTTTTTAATATACCACACACACAACTTGTCAGACGAGATGCCGAACCAAACACTCATCTCGTCTAGCTTTGCCAAAAAAAGAACTTGCATATGAGTTTACTTTATGTATACTTATATGTATGGGAGTTAGTATGAAAATTAAATTTCAGATTACAACCGAAGATGGCACTCCACTTTTATTGGGTGCTGAGACTGAACTCAAAGAGTTAGTCATTAATGGTGTGCAAATTGTAAAGGACGAAACTTTACATATTGCAGACACAACTGTAGATGTTAATCCTAGTATGAGGTTAATTAACAACGAAGATGAGGGGGAGAACATGCATTAAATTTTGACTACCCCATATTAGAGGGCAACTTCGGTTGCCCTTTTTTTGTGTCTTAGGATTCCTGGAGCGGTCAAAAAAGTCGGACAATCGGGTGGCTGAAGCACGCGGGGGAGGGTATTTTGCCTACGGCGTATATATACACATGTATACACAAGGTTTTTCTCACACAATTTCATATTTTTTTACAAAGGTACCCTGGGGGGGTCAATTTATATATGAAACGGTTTCTGTAGAACCGTTGACCCCTAGATTTCAAACTTATAAAAGTTAGGATCCCTATAGCTAGGGTATATATATTTTTAACTAGATTTAATTTGATAAATAGGGTAATCTTCTAGTTGAGGTCAGTCTTGACTCGGAACTACGCCGCAACTATTGTTGGAACATTTCTGATCTCTTACATAAGGACAAAAAATGGAAAACGATATGATGAATCCAAATATGATGCCCAACCAAATGGGTATGCAACCTCAAATGGATATGGGTGGTCAAATGCCTGCTGCCGATCCAAGTCAGATACAAGCAGAGATAGATGCTTTAAGTGGACAAGAGAAACAAGAAGCTAAACAAGCTATGGATCAAATCTTACAGATAATTGAGCAGATGAAAGCTCAAGGTGCATCTGAAGAAGAAATTGAACAATTCTTACAACAAATAGGTATTTCATTAGAAGAGCTACAATTCGCTGAACAACTGCTAGTTGGTGGTGGTCAAGAATTGGGTCTTAACATGATGTAATTATGGGTATAATCGGCAGAATACTGGGCAATCTGAAAAATAAAGGTGGCTCCTTTACAGATAGAATGTCTGCTCGTGCTTTCGATATGGATAACAGATTTCGTAATAGCAACGATATGAGAGAAAGAATGCCGTTACCTAACATGCCAACAATAGATAGAGGAATTTTTTCTAAACCGATAAAAAGTCAACCTTTACCAATTAAGGGGGCACTACCCCCTGGAAGAATAATGCCTATGCCAATAGGTGGACTACCGCCTAGAGGACCTATGCCTATGCCAATAATGAGGCCTATGCCTATGCCAATCACTCAACCTATAGCACCAAGCAAGGGCATAAATTTAAAAGAATTAAAGGGGCTTGGACAAATGACTGGTGATGAAGCAATAGGTAGAGCAGTTCCTAAGATGCCAGTTATGATGTTGCCAGATATAGAAGTTGGTCAGCAATTACCACCACCTATGCCATCTGTAGATATGCAAATGGATGAATTAGAGCCAATAGAAAGTTTTGCAGAGGGTGGTGTCGTTGAAGATCAAATGCCAGAGATACCAGATGAAGACTTACCTTTAGGTAGAGATATTGTTACTTCAAGGTTTGGACCAGAGGGTGTGGCTATTCCTTTATCACAAAGAAATGCTCCAGTCTTGAATGTGCTTGATTTAATTATACAAGAGTCACAAAAAAATTATTCAAATGAGATGCAAAATCTAAAAAATCAAATCGAAAAATTAAGAGCAGAACCTTTTAGTGTTGCAAATGAAACACAAGCCCAACTTTTAGAAAACCAAATAGCTGATTTAAGATCTAAAAATTATAGGGGAGAAACAGACGATCGTGAGGCTGCTTTACTAAAAAGAGTTTTATCTGGTGAAACAGGATTTTCTGTTTATGATTATGATATTGACAGAGCACAAGAATTAATAGACAAATATTCATATCTTTTAAATCAAGGTTCACCTATGCCAGATTTCAATAATCCAGGTGCTTTACCTCAAATGGCAGAAGGTGGGTTTCTAGGAGTAGGGGGTGCAAAAAGCGCACAAGAAGCAGCAAAACATTTAGCAAATATAGGTTTTGATAATGAAGAAATAGCTAGAAGACTTATAAAAGATGTACCAAAAGATTTGTTTGGTGAGGGTGTTTCAAAAATGGATAGACAACAGTTAATAAAACTGAAAAATTATTTAGATGTAATGCAACAAAAAAGAATGCCACCATCATTATTACAAAAAGGTTTAGGCGGACTTCGTAAAGTAGGTAGAGGACTCATGATGAATCCTTTCAAAATTAGTCCACAAGGACTAGCAGGTGCGGGGATAGGAGCTGCTGGAGTCGCACTTATAGATCAATTTATGGATGATGACTTATCCGAAAATGAAATGGAACAACTAAAGCTATTGATAGACGAACAATTAAATAAACAAGAAGGTGAAGTCGAGCCAACAGAAGAGGGTGGTGTAAAAATATCTGAGCAATCAATAGAATTTAGACCTGCATCTAGTCTAGAGATGATGTAGTCTGTTATACTCTGATGTATGAGAAGTCAGCAAGAGTTAGCAAGTATCGCTGCAAAGCAAATAAAAATCCAACAACTCATATCAGAAGGTAAAAATAGGGAAGCCTATAGACTTTTTGAAGAGTTACCAATCAAAGAACAATTAGGTATAAGTGTCACACCAGTTGTAGGTGAGGGACTTGCTGCTTTCGAGGTAGGTGAATTTGGTAAGAGAGCAGAAGAGAGATTTGCGCAAGACGATAGGCTTGGTGGTTTGGGCAACAGACTATTACAAGGTCTTGCTGGTTTGGGAACTCTACCAGTTATAGGTGCAATACCTAGAGTTGCTAGAGGACTCACAAGATTTGCCAAAGTTGGTGACAACATACCAGGGGGCGGTGGTTCATCTTTACCTGTCATAAAGGATAGTGAATTTGAATATTTTGATACACGATCCAAACCTTTTCTTGATATGGATGGTGTGCCTATTGATCTAGATAGAGTTGGTGGAGATGGACGAATAGAAACATTTGATAATCCAGTAGGTCTAATATCACCTAGCAGGAAAGCGTTATCTGAATTTCCTAACAAGCCAAAAAAATTAGGTAACTTAGTTTCTGACTTAAAGAAAAAAGTCCCCGGTAAATTAGGTGAGTTAGAAATGTTGAATGTCATCACTAAGAATGGTGACTTACACCCAGATCTTACAAATTACTTTAGAGCTAATTTAGATAGAGTTACACCAGAAGGATTGAATCAATATATGGCTAGTAAACAGCCGGGCACATTAAGGTCTGTTCCAGTCAATAGAGAAATAGCTAATAATGCATCAGATACAGCTAGGGACGCTTTTTTTAGAGGTGTTGCAGGTCGTTCTGAGGGGGATGGTTTTGCTAATCTTTATTATGTCAAAAATGCTGATGGAAAAAACTACGGAGATATGAGGCTAGGAACAAATAATGTGCATTACAACAAAGCTACAAATGATCCAGAATTAGATAGACCTTATGCTTTTGATGGGTTTAGATTTGTTCCAGAATACGATAGCGTACAACTGAGCAGATTACAATCAGATAGAACAGCAAATATAGCAGAATTAAGACGTAAAAGAAATTCTATGTTGGGCGAAGGAGAGGGGTTTGGCAACCCACACTATATTCCTACTGTAGGCAAAGGTTTTGATACAAAAGTACAAGATTTAAAAAGGTATGTAGATAATTACAACGACCAAGCTAAGGCACAAAACAAAGACATAAATTTGTTCCGGGGTGAAGATTTATTGTTTGATGATTTTATATTGAAAGAGGGCACCAGTATAGATGATATAAGAAAAGCAGATGATGAAACTTTACAAAGTCTTGTAGTAAATAATCCAAACCCAAAGATGATAGGCACACAACCAGCCGAAAAAATAAATTTAACAAGAGAGGAAAAATTTTTTATAAAAGAATCCGAAAGTAGAAAACTTAAAAAAATAACAGACGCAGGGCAAAAATTAGATGTTGCTAAAGCTAAAGTAGAAGCTGGAGCTGGCTCTTTATTTAGTGGAACGGGTATAGATAAATTTATCAAAGCAGGATTAATTGATGAGGATTTTATAAGCCCCTTTCAAGATGGAGTTAAGGCTATAAAAGGTAAAGGTAAAACGCTTATTAATACTGACGAAATGTCCGAAGGTGCAAAAAGAATTGCAAATAGAAAAAATTACTATGCAGTAAGAGATGGGTTAAATCCAAATATTTCTAGTGAAGGGGGTGTGGTCGAATATTCTATAAGTCCGAACCTATATGCAAACTCAGAGGCAACAATAAAAAGATTAGCTGAAATAAGTAAAAAGGGTATTAACAAAGCTGCCACACAAGACAACATACCGTTAACGAAAAAAGGTGAAGAATTAACAATAACTGATCCAGATCCTTATGTTAAAGGTTCAAATACACAACAACATAAATTTCCTACAAGAAAACTTGTTAATGATTTGAGTAGCACGACAAACGTAAAGTACTACGATGTGTTACCAAAAGCAAATGAAATTCCTAGTGCTACTGTCGCTAGAGAATACAAAGCCATTTATGATGAAATGCTTAAAATTTATAGGGAATTAGGTCTAGACCCAGATGAATATGTACGAATAGAACCAGTTTACCAGTTTTCTGGATACCAAGGTTTAGATCAAGCATATCCTGCTAAAAAGTTTTTAACTCCTTCTGAATACAAAGCAGCTGCTAAATTAGGTCGAGGAGAAGAAATAGAAGGGTTCTTAGAAAATCTGGCTCAGTTAGATTCCAAAGAGCTCCCTCTTACCGACAAAGCATTCAAAGATAATCTAAGTGAAGCGTCTGAAAATCTAATTAAGAAAGGTATAAGATCAACTGCATTTTTGTTTGACGTAGCTGATTTACCTTCGGCTAACTTGTACCAATTTGATCTTGATCCAATAAGAAAGGCTTTAGCAGAAGGCAAAAGAATACCAGCATTTAAAGAGGGTGGTTTTGTTTCTATAGATGATATGTTAGCAGAATTATGAATTTAACAAATCTTTCAGATAGTGAGTTGAGAGAGGCTTATCTTTTACAGGAGAGGTTAGCCAATCTAAAAAAACAAGAAGTATGCCAAGATAAGTTCTTAGATTTTATTAACAATATATGGCCAGAATTTATTTGTGGCAGACATCACAAAATATTTGCCCAAAAATTAGAAGATATAGCTACTGGCAAAATTAACAGATTAATTGTTAACATGCCGCCAAGACATACTAAATCAGAGTTTGCCTCAACTTATTTTCCCGCTTGGATTATGGGTCGAACACCTAACAAAAAAATAATGCAGACTACTCATACAGGTGAATTAGCAGTACGATTTGGTCGTAAAGTAAGAAACTTAATGGATAGTGAAGACTACACTAAAATATTTCCAGATGTTTCTTTGTCTGCCGATTCTAAATCTGCTGGTCGTTGGGAAACAAACAAAGGTGGTGAGTATTTTGCTGCGGGTGTAGGTGGGGCTATAACTGGTCGTGGTGCAGACTTGTTAATTATTGACGACCCTCATTCAGAACAAGATGCACTTTCTTTAACACAAATGGAAGCATGTTGGGAGTGGTACACTTCTGGACCTCGACAAAGGTTACAACCAAAAGGGGCTATCGTCTTAGTCATGACTAGATGGAGTAATATTGATTTAACTGCCAAACTTTTAAATGCACAAAAAGAACCTTTAGCAGATCAATGGGAAGTTATAGAGTTTCCTGCTATCTTTGAAGAAACAGACAAGCCACTATGGCCAGAGTTTTGGCCTATCGATGAGTTAAAAAAAGTCAAAGCATCTTTGCCTACTATGAAATGGAACGCACAATGGATGCAAACACCAACTGCTGAGGAGGGTTCTATAATCAAAAGAGAATGGTGGCAAGAGTGGGCTCATGAACAACTGCCAGCGGTTCAATATATTATTCAATCTTATGATACTGCTTACAGCAAAAAACAAACTGCCGATTTTTCTGCAATATCTACTTGGGGTGTATTTAGACCCAGCGAAGATGAACCAGACTCTATCATTTTATTAGATTGCCAAAGAGGTCGATGGGACTTTCCAGATCTAAAAAAGATAGCTCAAGATGAATACAAGTATTGGGATCCAGATATGGTTTTAATAGAGGCTAAGGCTTCTGGAACACCACTTACACAAGAATTACGAAGATTAGGAATACCAGTAGTAAATTATTCACCATCTAGGGGGCATGACAAACATTCAAGAATGCATTCGGTAGCACCAATTTTTGAATCTGGCTTAGTGTGGGCTCCTCAAAGAAAATTTGCTGAAGACATGATAGAAGAATGTGCCAGTTTTCCCTTTGGTGCACATGATGATTTGTGTGATACAATGACTCAAGCCTTAATGCGGTTTAGAGAAGGTGGTTTAGTTTCCCTATCTGATGACTATGAGGAAGATGCAAAGGCACCCATTAAGAGGATATACTATTAAAATGATTCAATTTTACATGACCGAATATGAGAAAGATGGTAACTATGTTGAAGGTCCCGTAATTATGGCAGATAGTTTGGAATCTGCTGATCGACAAGCAAAAGATTTAAATTTAAAATTAGTTGGAGAGATGTTTCCTTTAGCTAATTTAGAGATTAACACTAACGAGACGATACACTAAAATGGCAATAGAAAGACAAGAACCTATAGAGGTAAATCCAAATCAACCTAAAACTGACAATGAAAAACAGTTTGATGAAATAATTAACATTGAAAATGAGCCATCCCCAGATGGTTTTACTCTGCTAGAAGACGGAAGTGCAGTCCTTGGTGAAGAAGAAGAAGTAATAGATGATAGTTTTGACGGCAATCTGGCTGAAAGTGTAGAGGAAGATGAATTATTAAATATTGCAAATGATTTAGTTGCGTCTATAGAAAAAGACAAATCATCTCGTAAAGATTGGGAAAAAACTTATACAGATGGCTTGAAATATCTAGGTATGAAGTTTGATGAAGATAGGTCAGAGCCTTTTGAGGGAGCATCTGGTGTTATACACCCCTTGCTCGGAGAAGCAGTAACTAGCTTTCAAGCACAAGCATATAAAGAATTGTTACCAGCTAACGGTCCAGTAAAAACACAAATAGTTGGAGACTATAGTCCAGAGTTAGAAACACAAGCTCAAAGAGTATCTGAATTTATGAATTATCAAATAGTTCATGAGATGCAAGAATATGACCACGAGTTAGATCAACTTTTATTTTATCTGCCTCTTGCAGGTTCAGCGTTCAAAAAAATTTATTATGATGAGACTTTAGGCAGAGCAGTATCTAAGTTTGTAGCTCCAGAGGATTTGATAGTTCCATATTACACAACTGATCTAGACTCTTGCAACCGTATTACACATGTAATTAAAATGCCAGAAAATGAAGTTAGAAAATTACAAGCTATGGGATTTTATCGAAAAGTAGATGTTCAGTATGGAAACGAATCACAGTATGGTAATGTCGAAGATGAAATAGAAAAATTAACTGGTATAGAATCTAGAAATGATGATAGTGAAGTTGCAGTATTGTATGAAATACATTGTAATTTAGATCTAGATGGTTTTGAAGACTCTGATGTTGAGGGAGAGAGTACTGGTGTTAAATTACCCTACATTGTCACAATAGACTCTAATTCTAACAATATATTATCAATCAGAAGAAACTACAATGAAGATGATCCTCTAAGAAAAAAAATAGAGTATTTCGTGCATTTTAAATTTCTCCCAGGTTTAGGTTTTTATGGTTTTGGACTAACTCATATGATAGGTGGCTTATCAAAGGCATCCACTTCTATTATGAGGCAGTTGATTGATGCAGGTACCCTGTCTAACCTTCCTGCTGGTTTTAAGACAAGAGGTATTAGAATTAGGGATGAAGACACCCCTATTCAGCCTGGAGAATTCAGAGATGTGGATGCCCCCGGAGGTTCATTACGAGAATCTATACAACCCCTACCCTTTAAAGAGCCAAGTGGTACACTACTTAATTTGTTAGGAATATTGGTAGATTCGGGTAAAACATTTGCCTCTATTGCGGAAATAAATACTGGTCAAGGAAATTCACAAGCTCCAGTTGGTACCACTATGGCATTGTTAGAAAGATCAACAAAAGTTCTTTCTGCAATACATAAAAGATTACACAATTCACAAAAAAAAGAATTTGCAATCCTATCAAGAGTTTTTCAAGAATATTTACCACAAGATTATCCTTATGCTACTGCAAAGGGTTCTAAAAATGTAAAAGCGAGTGATTTTGATGATAGAGTGGATGTGTTCCCTGTATCTAACCCAGATATATTTAGCACTTCGCAAAGAATAGCTATGGCACAAGAGATGATGGCATTAGTGCAATCAAATCCAGATATACATGGTCCTAATGGTGTATATGAATCTTATAGAAGAATGTATGCTGCTATAGGTGTAGATAATATTGAACAACTCTTAATACCACCTCCACCTACTGACCCTCAACCCATGGAAGCTGGTATGGAAAATAATGGGTTAATGATGGGTATGCCTCAAACAGCATTTCCACAACAGAATCATGATGCGCATATAGCTATACATATGAGTTTATTCAACACACCACCAGTTCAATCAAATGCACAAGTACAAGCAACAATACATGCACATATAATGCAACATTTACAAATGAAAGCAGATAATTTAGCAATAGAACAAATGCCACCAGAGGTTAAAAATCAATACGATCAAATAAATCAACAAATGCAACAAGCAAGTCCAGAAGATGCTAATCTCTTAAAAATACAAAGTGATGAACTTGTAGCACAATTTTCTTCCCCAATACTTGCAGAGTTAGTAGCAGAGTACAGCCAAAAAATATCAGCACCTAGTGATGAAGATCCTTTGATTACTTTGAAGAGACAAGAAATAGCTCTTAAAGGTCAAGAACTTGCACAAGAGCAACAACAATTTGCAGCAGATCAAAAAAGAAAAATAGAAGAAGCGGCGCGACAAGACAAAATTGACAGAGAAAGAATAGCTACACAAGAGGATATTGCTGAGATGAAAGACGATACAGCTAGGGTAAGACTAGATCAACAGAAACAATTAAAAATCCAAGATTTACTTAACAAATACAACAAATAGTGTAATAATTTAAAAAATGGCTAAAGAACAGAAAATTTTAAATAATAAACAAGGCTACTCTAATAAGGGTAATCTTTCTTATTCAAAAAAAGAGAGTTTTGTTGCTGATGTAAATCCAAAGCCAGGTATGGGTAAAGGTAAATCAAAAGGAGTTGGTATCGCAGAATACGGTACTAAGTTCTCTGGTATTTATTAATGTCCGTAATCTGGGTTAGGGATAAACTGACCAAACATATTCGAGAGAGAAAAGAAGACGTGAAAGATACGTTACTTGCGGGTGTCAAAGACATGGCGCAATATGAATATCTGCGTGGACGTTACAGTTCTCTGGTTGACGTAGAGATGGAACTTAGAGAACTGCTGGGAAGAGTAATACAAGATGACCAAGAAGACGAACAACAAGGTAATAGTACCTAATCACGTTGCAAAACAAATAGAAGTCGAAAACGAAAAAACAGGGGAAGAGCTTGACCAAGCATATGTACCCGAACAATCAAGAGTCCTAGATCCAAGTTTATTAGATAAAAGTGTAATAGAGAGAATGCCACAACCTACTGGTTGGCGTATGCTAATATTACCTTTTGCTGGCTTAGGTGTGTCTAAAGGTGGCATACACTTGTTACAGTCTGCTGTAGATAGAGAAACATTAGCGACCGTATGTGCATATGTAGTAAAAATGGGACCGTTATGTTATAAAGACAAAAGATTTTCTGGAGAGAAATGGTGTAGTGAAAAACAATGGGTGTTGATAGGCCGTTATGCTGGTGCTAGATTCAAACTTGGTGATGATGCAGAATGTAGAATCATAAATGATGATGAAGTTATAGCAACAATACACGACCCTACTGACATCGTTGCAGTATAGGAGTAAAAATGAGTGCTGAAGAAATAGAAAATAATATCGAAGAAGGGGAGGTTGTAGAAATCCCTTCGGAAGATGTATCTGAACCAGCCCCTAGTTCTCAAGATGGTGAACCAGAGGTTGTCGAAGCTCAATCAGAGGAGGAATCACAAGGTGATAGTGAACTTGGTGATTACTCAGAGAGAGTTAAAAAACGTATATCCAATCTTACTAGACGGTTAAGAGAGGAAGAAAGAGCTAAAGATAGTGCATATAATTATGCACAACAACTACAAGAGGAAAATAGAGGGCTTAAATTAAGAAGCTCTTCTCTTGATAGGTCTTATTTATCAGAAGCAGAAAACAGATTAAAATCACAAAGAGCACAAGCTCAAGCAGCTTTGAAAAATGCTCATGAGGTTTCTGATTACGATAAAGTTGCAAAAGCTCAAGATATATTAGCTAAGATAGCAGTAGAAGAAAGTAAGATACTACAAAGCAAAAGCCAAGTAGAGTACCAAGATCAACTTCAAGAAAATAATCAACAAGTGGTTTATGGTAATCCTCAAGGCTATCAGCAAAATGTACCTAACAATCAAACTGCTCCATCAGAGCCAGATCCTAAAGCCCAAAGTTGGGCAGATCAAAACACTTGGTTTGGTGAAGATGAGACTATGACACTAGCCGCTTTTAATATTCATAGGAAATTGGTTGAAGAAGAAGGCTTTGACCCAAAGTCAGATGAGTATTATACTGAGGTAGATAATAGAATCAAACAAGAGTTTCCGCATAAATTTGATGTGAAGCAAAAACCACAACAAAGAGTGGCATCTGCTAACAGAGCGGACACAAAAGTAAAAGGTTCAAAAAAACAAGTCAAGCTATCTCCATCGGAAGTAGCTATGGCAAAAAAACTTAACGTACCTCTTAGTGAGTACGCAAAACATGTTAGAAGGTAAACAAAATGGAAAGAGATAATAAAGGGAAATTTGTAAGCAATAACAGAGTGTCCCGCTCTGCTGAAACTCGTGTTAAAGAAGAAACACGCAAACCTTGGGCACCCCCAAGTATGTTAGAAACTCCACCTAATCCCCCAGGATATATCTATAGATGGATTAGAGCAGAAGTTTTGAATGAAGATGATAAAAAAAATGTCATGTCTAGGATGAGAGAGGGTTTTGAACTCGTTCGCTCAGAAGAGATAGGAGATTTTGATTTACCATCCTTACAAGACGGTAAGCACGCTGGTGTGGTAAGTGTAGGAGGTTTATTACTAGCTAAGATTCCAGAGGAAACAAGAAACGAACGTAACGCATACTACCAAGGCAGAACCGATTCTGCTCAAGAAGCGGTAGATAACGACCTCATGAAAGAATCTGATGCTCGTTCTCCAATAATGTCTCCAAGGAGAACTTCAAGTGTTACATTTGGAGGCGGTAAAAGAAAATAATTTTTTAAGGAGTTATTATGGCAAATCAAGATGCCCCTTTTGGGTTTAAGCTGGTTGGATCACTTGGTAGTGGTGGACAGAGTGGTTCTGTGCACGAGTACAATATCGAATCAGGTTCTACTCAAGGAATATTTTCTGGAGATCCAGTAAAACTGTTAACTGGTGGTTTCATCGACGTAGCTGATGCCGCTGGTGACGTAAAAATTTTAGGTATTTTCAGAGGATGTAAATTCGTAAATTCAAGTAGCAAAGAAGTAGAATTCTCTGCTCATTTCCCTGCTGCCCAAACAGCAACAGGAGATATTGTAGCCTTTGTTGAGGATAACCCTCTAAATCTATATGAAGTACAATGTACTGGTTCTTTAGCTAGAACAGATATTGGTGCTAATGTAGATATAGCGTATACAGCCGGTTCGACTTTAAACGGTCAATCAAAAGCTGAAGTTGCTAGTTCATCAGGATCAGCTGCTGCTAACTATAGAATAGTTGGTGTGTCAAAAGATTCTGAAAATGACGAGCTTGGTTCAGCTAATGTAAATGTTATCGTAAAGATAAATGAACACGCTTATGAAAACACAGCTGGTGTTTAAGGAGTAAATAATCATGGCAATTAATAGAGCACAATTAGCAAAAGAACTAGAGCCGGGCTTAAATGCCTTGTTCGGTATGGAATATGCACGTTACGATAACGAACATGCAGAAATCTATGAAGAAGAATCATCAGACAGAGCTTTTGAAGAAGAAGTAATGATTGTTGGCTTCGGAAATGCCCCTGTAAAACCAGAGGGTGAAGGTGTTTCATTCGACAACGCAAACGAAGGCTTTACTGCAAGATACGAGCATGAAACAGTTGCACTTGCATTCGCTTTAACAGAAGAGGCTGTTGAGGACAATCTGTATGACAGGCTTGGTTCTCGATATACAAAGGCTTTAGCTAGAAGTATGGCAAATACTAAGCAAATTAAAGCAGCAAATGTATTGAATAATGCTTTCTCAAGTTCATTCCCTGGCGGTGATGGAGTTTCTCTAATTAACAGTTCACACCCACTTTCAAGTGGTGCTGTATCTGCTAATAGAGCATCAACATTTGCCGATTTGAATGAAACTTCAATAGAAGATGCACTTATTAGAATCTCTACTCAAACAGATGATAGAGGTCTTAATATTGCTCTCCAAGGTGTAAAATTAATAGTTCCACCACAACTTCAATTTGTGGCTGATAGACTATTAAGCTCACCAGGAAGAGTAGGAACTTCTGACAACGACATTAACTCCGTTGTAAACCAAGGTATGTTACCAGAAGGATATGTGGTTAATCATTACTTAAATGATCCAGATGCATATTTCTTTAAAACAGATGTACCTGACGGATTTAAGTATTTTGTTAGATCTCCAATGCAAACTTCTTTAGAAGGAGATTTCGATTCTGGAAACATGAGATACAAAGCTAGAGAGAGATACTCATTTGGGTTCTCTAACTGGAGATGTGTTGACGGTTCTCAAGGAGCTTAATTAAGAACTCGTAGTACAGTTTTTAACTCAGTATTACAAAGGGCCTTTAGGGGCCCTTTTTTTTTGACACATAAACTTACTTATAGTATATTCATGATGTTACTTGGAGTAGATGCATGAGTAATTTGAGTCAAATAATAGGAGAGTCAACATCCTTATCTGACAGCCCTTGTATTGGTAGATGCAGCACAACTTGGGGAGATGTCATATGTAAGGGGTGTGGCAGATCGGAAAAACAGATAAGAGATTGGCACTCTTATACATCTTTAGAAAAAAAACTGATAAACTTATCTTTATCTAAAAAATTCTTTTTAAAAAATATGGATGAAAGAAAAAAATCTCTAGAAGAGATTGAGAAAAAAATATTTTCTGCTAAATGTTTAGTAGAAATGATTGGTGCCGATTTATTAGATATTTGTGGAAAAGACCCAAAAATAAAAAATACTTATCAAGAATTATACAAAGCAGTAAAATCGCTTGAAAAGGGTAAAGATGATTTACCTGTTGATATATAGTTAAGCCTAATATAAAATTTAGTTATTAGCATAATGAGGCGCATGAAGCGTTCCATTTAAAAAGAAAGGAGTTCTTATGTCTAATCCACATTTTCAAAACCAAATTTTATGGGCAGGTAATACTGTCTCCTCTAAGTCCAAAAAGGACTTACCTATGTTTCAACCATATCCGTCAGATCAAACGTATTATGGGTATTTTAATGATTTCATGAACTATGTATCTGGTGATTGGACTATCACATCAACAGATGGTGGTGGTGATTCTGGTGAAGTAATTCAAATCACAAGCGGAGCTGGTGGTCAACTTATAGTTACTACTAATGATGCAGACAATGACTCAGAAGAGTTACAGCTAAAAGGTGAATCATTTTTAATAGATGGTAATAAAAGAGCATTTTTCTCATGCAGATTTAAATTAAGTGATGTTACACAATCTGATGCTTTAATCGGTTTAGCAATAACCGATACAACAGCTATTGATGGTGTTTCAGATGGCATCTTCTTTACTAAAGATGATGGTGATACTAATTTAGACTTTGTAGTTGAAAAAGATTCTACAGAAACTGAGAGTGCAGGCATCCACACTATGGTGAACGATACTTTTGTAACGGCATCATTTTTTATTGATCCTAACTCTAGTCAAGTATTCTATGCTATCAATAACGCAGAGCCAGTAGGGGTAGTTAATACCAACCTACCTAACAATGAAGAGCTTACAGTCACACTTGCAGTTCAAGCAGGTGAGGCAGCAGCTAAGAGTCTAGTTGTTGACTATGTAAGTGTATTGGTAGAAAGATAATGGCTGACACAGTTACATCACAAATAATTCAGGACGGTCAAAAAAAGGCCGTCTTGAAATTTACTAATGTCTCTGATGGTACAGGTGAAAGTAATGTTGTCAAAGTAGATGTTTCTAGTTTACAAGCAAATGGAAGTGGAGCTGCTTGTACTGGTGTAACAATTCAAAGAATTTATTGGGCATGTCGTGGTATGGGTGTCAATTTACTTTTTGATGCTACTGCCAATGTATTGATAACTGGTTTGCCCGCAGACAGCACGGGTGATGAATACTACGACAATTTTACTGGTATTCCTAATAATGCAGGCTCTGGAAAAACAGGAGACATTTTATTTACTACAGTAGGGCATTCAAGCGGTGACACATATTCAATAATCTTAGAGCTTGTAAAAGAATACTAAGGATTATTTGAATGGCTCGTAAAAGAGACAAACAACCACCAAAAACTAAAAAGTATTTCAGACCCACAAAAAAGGGTGCTGGCATGACAAAAGCTGGAGTTGCCAAATACAGGAGAGACAATCCTGGTAGTAAACTCAAAACAGCAGTTACTAAAAAGAAAAATCTAACAAAAAAAGAAAAAGCAAGACGTAAATCTTTTTGTGCCAGATCCGCTGGTCAAATGAAAAAGTTTCCTAAAGCAGCAAAAAATCCTAACTCAAGATTAAGACAAGCAAGAAGACGTTGGAGATGCTAGATGCCTAGAAAAGCTAAGGGTCTTGCTAGAGATCATGTGCCTGTTTGTGGGAGAAGAGGTAAAAAAACATCAATAGGTTATAATAATATCGGTACTTCTACTATGAACAAAAATATGAAAAGAAGTTTTAAAAAATATAGAGGACAAGGATTATGATTAGAAGGCTAAAAAAAGTATCACGACAACTTAACAAAGCATCTAGGCTGCACAAAAAACAATCTAATACCATAAAAAAAATAATAAAAGATGAGCAAAAAAAGGGATCCAAAAGTAGGAACAGGAAAAAAACCAAAAGGTAGTGGTAGACGGTTATATACTGACGAAAACCCAAAAGATACTGTATCTATAAAGTTTGCAACACCAGAAGATGCAAGAAAGACTGTCAAAAAAGTTTTGAATGTTGGTAAGTCTTTTGCTAGAAAAATACAAATATTAACCGTAGGTGAGCAAAGAGCAAAAGTTATGGGTAAAAATATGGTAGCAAGTATTTTCAAAAAGGGTAAAGACAAAGTAAGAAGAAAACATGGTAAGATAAAGTAATGGCTAAGAAAGTAAAAAGTAAAGGTAAAATATGTCCAAAGGGAAAAGCATGGGCTAAAAGAACTTTTGATGTTTACCCAAGTGCTTATGCAAATCTAGCGGCATCTAAATATTGTAAAGACCCAAATTACGCTAAAAAGGCAAAAGGTAAAAAAGTTAAAAAATCTCGTGGTGGGTTAGTTTCTATTAGAGGACAAGGCGCAGTTTTACAAGATAGATTGAGATGAGCAAAGGACAACTACAATCTTGGTTAGATGAAGAATGGGTTCGTATGGATGCCAAAGGCAACATTATTGGCTCATGTGGAGGCAGAAAAAAAGCAGAAGGCAAACCAAGATGTTTACCAAAGAAAAAAGCACAAGGTATGTCAAAAGAAGCTAGAGCAAAAATAGTACAAAGAAAAAGAAGAGAAGATCCAAACCCAAACAGAAAAGGTAAACCTATAAATGTTTCAACTAAACTTAAAGAAGGAGGCTTTGTGAAACTTAGTAAAAAAGCAGATTTAAATAAAGACGGTAAATTTTCAAAGTATGAAAAAGCTAGAGGTATGGCTATACAAAAGGCTATGGCAAAGCAGAATAAAGTTAAAATGAAAAAAGGTGGCTTTATCGCAAAAGGTTGTGGTAAAGTTATGTCTGACAAACGTAAAGTCACAACAATGAGTTAGGAGTTAATATGCCAGGACATTACAAGAAAAAATCAAAAAACAGTAGCATGATGAAGAAATCTAAAGGCGGTAAAGTCATGAAGAAATCCAAAGGTGGAAAAGTCATGAAGAAGTCTAAAGGTGGCATGATGATGAAGAAATCCAAAGGTGGCATGATGATGAAAAAGTCTAAGGGCGGAATGATGATGAAGAAGTCTAAAGGCGGCAAAGTCATGAAAAAATCTAAGGGTGGCATAATTGCAGGTAATGCAAACAGAAGAAGACAAAAATTTAAAAAATAATTAGTGTCACATTTAATAAGTAACATTCCACATTTTAAGTGTTGGGTGCGGAGAGAATTTACACATAATCATGAAAAATATCATGACGAGTATATACATGCTCTAGCAATAGCCGTAAATACAATTCCAGACAGATCGTTAAGTTTCCAAGTAGTTTTTACTGGTGAAGAATCTAATTGTGATGATAATGACGAACCAAATATTCATGGAGGTGCTATGTGGGCTCGTATGCCTATACAAGCGTTAGTGGCTGATATGCCTATGGAAGATTTTCCTAAACCGATGCAAAATCATATTGCACAACCTTGGGATTGTGAATCTAGAGAACATTCAGTTATTGTAATGGATAGAGTAAGCTCTTCACCTTGGTTAGCTAAGATTGATGGTAATTTTTTTACTAGCAAATATTTGTTTACTGTAGATTATACGAATTCACATATTGCAGATGATTCTGCACAACACAAACAAAGTCATGTATTATATATAACAGAGGATTGTGAATGGAAAGGTAATTTAGTTGCTTTACCAAATAATAGGGTAAGAGCTACAAGCCCTGCTCTTTGGGTAACTGGAGAAGGTGCCCCAGACTTTAAACCGTCACAATGGACACACTCAGCAGAGGGGCATGAAAGTTATCTTGATCCATCAATTACCTTTAATAATTTATATGAAGAATAATGGCAGTATCAGGTAGTACAAATTTTGAACCCAACATAACAGAGTTTATAGAAGAAGCCTATGAGAGATGTGGTATAGAGCTTAGAACTGGATATGATCTAAAGTCAGCAATTAGGTCTGCTAATCTCATGTTAGCTGAGTGGGCTAACAGAGGCTTAAACCAATGGACAATAGAAACTGGCACACAAACTGTTACAGAAGGTACTGCTAGTTATAATTTAGGCACAAATGTGATAGATATTTTAGATGTGGTTGTAAGAAGAACAGATGGTTCTACAACTACAGATATAAACATGGATAGAATATCTAGGTCAGAATATTTTAATATACCGAACAAAGCTACAAAATCTAGACCGTCACAATTTTTTCTTGATAAACAAAACAACCCAACACTTTTTTTATATCCCGCACCAGAAAACTCTACAGACATTATAAGATTTAGTAAATTAACAAGAATGGATGATGCAGATAACGCAAGAAACACTATGGATATACCATTTAGATTCTTTCCTTGTTTTGCAGCAGGTCTTGCTTATTACATAAGTATAAAAAAAGCACCACAAAGAACAGCAGAACTTAAAGCTATATACGAAGAAGAGTTTAGAAGAGCGGCAGATCAAGATGAAGATAGAGCCTCTTTTAAAATTAGACCTTTCTCTAGAGGTGCTTATTAATGTCATATGCAGTAGGTAAATTTGCCTTAGCCCATTGTGATAGATGTGGTTTTCGGTATAAACTATTAGAACTTCGTAAAGAATGGAACGGTCTTAAAACTTGTCCAGAGTGTTACGAAGAAAAACACCCACAATTAGAACCACCTACACATGTTGCAGATGCAGAAGCTATATATGACCCTCGTCCTAATAATGACAAAGAAAATACTCCTGGCAGAGTATTCACGAATACTGATACCATTGGTTCAAACTTTGACGGCTTTTCTGCGACTTCTAGTTTAGGAAGTGTTACTATTACTACATCATGACTTTATCAGAGTTAAAAACTTTAATACAAAATTATGTCGAGTCCTCTGAAACAACTTTTGTAAATTCACTTGATGACATTATAAAAAATGCAGAAGAAAGAATTTTTGAAGATGTACAATTTGATTTTTTTAGGAAAAATGTAAATGGTAATGTATCTACTGGTAGCAGATTTTTAACATGTCCTACTGATTTTATTTTACCTTTTAGTTTAGCAGTAATAGACTCTAGTAGTGATTATCATTATCTAGATAAAAAACACCCAACTTTCATGCAGGAATACGCAGAGGATATATCTGATACTTCCTTGAGAGGATTACCACTTTACTACGCACAATACGACAAACAACTATCAAGCGGCTCTGATAACGGTTCTACCTTAATTATTGCACCAATACCAGATAGTGATTACTCTGTAGAATTATCTTATCTTTACAAGCCTAATTCTATAGTCACAGATACAACTGGCACTTGGTTGTCAAAAAATGCAAGAAATGGGTTACTGTATGCTTGTATAGCTGAAGCATATGTATTTTTAAAAGGTGAACCAGATTTAATGGCTTTATATGAAACTAGATATAAGTTAGAAATAGACAGATTAAAAAATAGAGCAGAAGCAAGAGGTAGACAAGACGAGTATCGTTATGATGCTTTAAGAAAGCAAGTTACATAATAAGGAGAGTATATGTACATGAATAAACCAGTAACGCGTAAATACGCTTGGGATTTATTAAAATTACATTTCATAAAATGTATCGAAAATAACCAAGATGCAGAATTACCAACCATTGTGAAACAAATGGAAGAATGGGAGTTAGAACATGAAAGCACAGAAACCAATCAAAAAACTTAAACAAGCTGCCGTAGCTATAGTTGGATTAGGTAACAGCTGGTATGAGTTTAATATTGCTAAAACACATGGTGTAAATTTTGATGAAGTTTGGGCTATAAACGCAGTAGGTAGTGTAATATTTCACGACAGACTTTTTATGATGGATCCCGCATCTAGATTTTTGGACACAACAGATGCTGCTGGTCAAACAGATTGTATGAGAGAAATGCTAGTAAAACATAAAGGCCCTATCTACACATGTGAGTTAGATGAAAGATGTCCCGGACTTGTAGAATATCCAGTAGCAGAAGTCGTTGCAGATACACAAAGTTGGTATTTAAACAATACTGTAGCTTATGCAGTAGCTTTTGCTTATTGGAATGATGTAAGAAAAGTATCATTATTTGGTGTTGATTTTACATACAAATCTAATCCTGGATATGCAGAGGCTGGTAGAGGTTGTGTAGAGTTTTGGTTAGCTAAATGCTTAGATAAAGGCATACAAGTAGATGTAGCACAAAGCTCTAGTTTATTAGATGCAAACATACCGTCAGAAGATAAATTATATGGTTATCATAGGTTAGATGATCCTAGAGTTATTGGTTTAGATAGTCATGGTAATCCGCATGTAAAAAAGGTAAGTGAAATAGAAATACCACAAGTAAAAAAAGAGGGTGGCTTACTCGATAGATACGACTCACACAAAAAAAGTCCACCAGAACCAAATAAATATTAATTATGATTAATTATAAATATTAGTTATGAATCAAAACGCTGAACCAAAATTAGGTGATATAAAAGTTGTGACATCCAGTAATGGTGGTCATACTCCAGAGTTTTGGGCAGAGCAACTTACTAATAAAATTGTTTCTTATTCAAAGGATCAAGAACCACATATTGCACAACAAGCTATAGCTTACAAAGACGCAATTTACCAAGTTTGTTTGATTTATATTAATAATGCTTTAAAATCATATAAAGGTACGGTCATACAAGAATTAGTAAAAGGTAACGAAACCGACTTAGCAAACATAATTAGGAGATTATAGATGGCAATTTCATCAGCTTTAACAACAAGTTTTAAAAAAGAACTTCTTCAAGGAGTGCACAATTTTGCGTCTGGTGGTAATTCATTCAAACTAGCTCTATACGCTGGTGCAACTGCATCTTTAGGTGCAACCACTACAGCATATGCTACAAGTTTAACTGGACAAATTACAGGCACAAATTATACAGCGGGTGGTGCAGCTCTTACACCTGGAATAGCAGCCCCATCTTCTACAGGAACTACTGCTTTTGTAGATTTTGCAAATTTAACTTTTTCTACTGCTACTATAACTGCAAGTGGATGTTTAATTTACAACGATACAAATTCAGACAAATCAGTAGCTACAATCAGCTTTGGAGCATCTAAAACCTCTACTGCTGGGGATTTTACAATAGTTTTTCCAACAGCAGGTGCAAACGCAATAATCACTATAGCTTAGGGGTAGGTGCCCTATGGCTATAGATACAGGTTGGGGTAGAGATAGCTGGGGATCTGGCCCTTGGGGTCAACCAGCCGATATAGAAGTTACTGTATCTGGTCTATCAGCTACATCCGCACTCGGCACAACAGCACAATCAGCTGCTGCAAATATACCAGTTTCTGAACAAGGAGCTACCTCTGGATTAGGGGCAGTAGCTATTATTGGTTTAGCTAATGTTCCAGTAACAGAACAAGGCGCTACTGCTTCTTTAGGAACTATAGTAGTTCATGAAAACGAAGTAGTGGTAGTTTCTGGATTTGCTTTGACAAGTGCATTAGGCTCTGTCTCTACTATCGGTAAGGCAAATGTTTTGTTAACTGGTGTACAAGGAACAACAGGTTTAGGATCTGTTTTAATTTGGTCTTTGGTTGATACAAGCCAAACTCCAAACTATAATGAGATAACAACTACACAAACTCCAAATTGGACAAGTTTGTAAAAGGATAGAATATGGCAACATATGTAAACAATTTAAGATTAAAAGAAATCGCAACAGGTGATGAGTCTGGAACTTGGGGAACATCAACAAACACAAATTTAGAATTAGTAGGAGAGGGACTAGGTTTTGGCACAGAAGCAATCACAACAAATGCTGATACACACGCATCAACCGTAGCAGATGGCTCAGCAGATGAAGCCAGAGCTATGTATATTAAATATACAGGCACATTAGATAGTGCTTGTACTATAACAATAGGTCCTAACACTTTAAAAAGATTACATTTTATAGAAAATGGCACTTCTGGTAGTCAAAACATAATAATAAAACAAGGTAGTGGTTCTACTGTAACTATAGGTCCTGGTGATGTAAAAGTGGTTTATTTAGATGGTGCAGGTTCTGGTGGCGCAGTAAATGATGCTTTTGCAAGTTTATCAACAGTAGATTTAAAAGTTAGTGATGATTTAACAGTAACTGATGATGCCTCAGTTGGTGGCGACTTATTAGTAAGTGGTGAAGTACAAACAGCAAATATAGGTTTTACAGATGGAGATAATGCCATCACTATTGCAGATGGTGGTGGTATTACCGCCGCTAATGGTATTACATCAACTGCCGCTTCTAACTCTTTTGGAGCTACTAGCTTTAACGATTCAAACATAACAAATGTAGGGGATATAGCTTTAGATAGTTTGTCAGCAGACGGATCCAGTATTTCTATTGCAAGTCCAGTAGTTATAAATGGCACTACACCTAGTTTAACTATAGGAGATGCAGGAGCAGAAGACACAAGCCTAGTCTTTGATGGCAACGCGAAAGATTTTTATGTTGGATTAGATGATAGTGCTGATAAATTGGTGGTAGGTGTAGGCTCAACAGTAGGCACAAACTCAATATTAACATTAGATGATGATTCAGTTGTTATAGGTGATGGGGCAGCAGTAGATACTTCTATAGTATTTGACGGCAACGCGCAGGATTTTTATATCGCACTTGACGATTCTGCTGATGATTTATTGATCGGAAATGGCAGTACAGTAGGCTCTAACGTAGCTATAGGTATAAATGAAAGCCAAGTAGTGCAATTTAATGGAGCTTATACTTTCCCAACATCTGATGGATCTAACGGACAAGTTTTACAAACTAATGGTAGTGGTGCTTTATCATTCGCTTCTGGCTCTGGGACTACTATTAACAATAATGCAGATAACAGACTAATAACTGGTAGTGGCACAGCTAACACATTAGAAGGTGAGGCTAATGCTACTTTTAACGGCAATACTTTAGCTTTAACAGCAGGAGCAGGGAATACTGGTATATCACTTACTGACGGATCTACAAACTACGGTTTCATTGGTGGTGGTAATGCTCTTAAATCTGGTGGTAGTGCTAATGACTTTTCATTTAGAACTGATACTGGTTCTATAGACTTCTATACTAATGGTCAAAATTTAAGATTTGCTATTGAATCAGATGGTGTAATTAATACAAGTGAATTAGTCCGTATCGGTAGTGGTAGCACATTTGAAAATGAAGCCTGCAATATTAAGAAAACAGGTAATAATGATGATGCAGTTTTAGCATTAGATTCTGATACTGGTGACGCATCTTTTTATAGATTCATGAGATTCTACAGAAAAAATGCTAACTCAAGTTTAGCTAAATTAGATTATGATCTTTCAGGCGACACTATTTCACTAGCAGTTGAATCTGATGAAAGATACAAACAAATTACAGGACCAGCTGCTGGGTTAAATTTAATATCTAAATTAGAGCCGATCAAATATACAAGAGAAGAAACAGGTGTTACTGATGGTTGTGGTTTTGGTGCACAATCATATAAAAAAGCCTTTGATGATATAGGAGAACATGCTAGAGGTGTAACAGTTGGTTCAGAAACAGTAAAGTGGGAGTTAGATTATGCGCCTTTAGTACCAAATTTGGTGAAAGCTATACAAGAACAACAAGAACAAATAGAAGTTTTACAAAATGAAATACAACAACTGAAAGGAGTATCATAATGATTAATTTTGAGTGGAATGTATCAGATTGTGAAGTTTATCCTAACAAAGATGGATTGTCAGATGTAGTACATAAAGTGCATTATAAGCTAACAGGTATTGATGATTCTCATCAAGACCCAGATGGCAAAAATTATTCTGCAACATCAATAGGCAGAGTTTATTTAGATACATCTGATCTATCAAATTTTATACCTTGGTCAGAACTAACACCTGCAATAGTGGAAGGTTGGGTAGAAAATAATATGGGTTCAGAAAATGTATTACAAATAAAAAGTGATATAGAATCTAACATTAATGAAAAAATAAATCCTAGTTCGGTAGAAAAACAACTAGGAACATAAGGAGAAAATAATGGATGAGAAACAACTTTTGTTAAGTTTGCTTACTTTGGTTGATGCCTCTTGTAAAAAAGGTGCTTGGAATGGATCAGAAATTTCGCAGGTTAGTAAAATAAGAGAGGAATTAGTGTTAAGATTAAAACCTCTTATACCAGAAGAAGAACAAAACGAAGAAGAACAAAAAAATGTGGAATAAATTATTAGAATGGTTAGGATTTGTATGGGTTCGTCAAAGAGACGAAAAAGGCAAATATATACCAGATAACAAAAAAACTAAACACAAAAATGAGGCTTGGAAAAGAGTCTGGAGGTATAAAAAATGATGTATTTGTTAAATTGGCTAAGTGACTTAATTATAAGTTTATCTATAGTAATAAGTTTAGCTTCTATTCTGTCTACACTAACACCAAGTGAAAGAGATGATAAGTTAATAAGTAAACTATACGATTATTTAGACTTGATAGCCTTAAAATTTAAGATAAAAAAATGAGTAGAAAAACGGCTGCAGACGTACACTTAGAACTTGCTGTTCATGAAAAAGAATGTTCAGAGCGTTGGAAAACTGCATTCAGCAAGTTCGAGGAAATTGATTCTGATGTTAAAGAAATAAGAAGTAAAATTGATGCTGGTAATAAATCAATAATAGGTTTGTTAGGCATTTTAATTACAAGTATTATAACTTTAATTATAAGAAACAACTTATCTTAATATAAATATTGTTTATGATTGATATAACTAATATTTATAATGGAGAAAAGCATGGCTTTTACTCAAAGAATAGGCAGAGCAGGAGAATACCTTGCTGCTAGTTTTTTAATCAGACACTTTGAAGAAGTCTTTGAAGCATCACCAAGTTCTAGATATGATTTTCTAGCTCAATCGTCCTCTGAATCTTATAAAATACAAGTTAAAACAACAGAATCACCTTTTAAACACCATAGTTCTACATATGTTAGGTGGGATATAAGGAAAAAAGTAAATAAAATAAAAAAAAATTATAGTTCAGCAGAAGTAGACATATTTGCTTTCGTTTTTTTACCAGATAATATTGTTGAATTTGTAGCTAACTATAAAATAGGAAATAAATATCAGAAAAAGGTAGAATATTTAGAAGATATAGATGCTTTAAAAAGTTTGAGAAGATCTATTACAATAGTAGATGAGATAAAAAATGCCGTTACAAAAACTACAATTTAGACCAGGAATCAATAGAGAGGGTACTGCCTACGATAACGAGGGAGGTTGGTTTGATTGTAATTTAATTAGATTTAGGTCTGGTAGACCAGAAAAATTTGGTGGTTGGAGAAAAACTACAAGCTCAACGATAACTGGTACTGCTAGAGCTTTGCATAATTGGATAGCATTAGACGGCACTAAATATTTGGGTATAGGAACACATCAAAAATATTTAATAAAAGAAGGCACATCTTTAAATGATGTTACACCGATAAGATCAACAACTTCTGCTGGTGATGTGACATTTAGTGCATCAAATGGTTCTTCTGAGATAACAGTATCAGATACCGCACATGGTGCAGTAAAAAACGATTTTGTAACTTTTAGTGGAGCTTCCTCTTTAGGTGGTAATGTAGTTGCTGCCGTTTTAAATCAAGAGTATCAAATAGATAGCATAGTAAATGCAAATTCATACAAAATTACAGCTAAAGATACATCTGGCTCAACAGTAACTGCTAATGCTTCTGATAGTGGTAATGGTGGTTCTAGTGTGGTAGGTGCCTATCAAATAAATGTAGGTTTAGATTTTTATGTTTCATCTACTGGTTGGGGTGCAAATGCATGGGGTGATGGGACTTGGGGTACGACAGCAGCTTTATCAGAGACAAACCAACTTAGATTATGGTCACATGACAATTTTGGTGAAAATTTAATTATTAATGCTAGAGCTGGTGGTATATTTAGATGGATAGAAAGTGGAGGATTAAGCACTAGAGCAGTAGAACTTTCTGGTATAACAAACGCTAATCTAGTCCCAACCAAGGGATTACAAGTAATAACATCTGAAATAGACAGACATCTTGTAGTTTTGGGTGCTGACCAACTTAATGCTGCTGGTACTGCAAGAACTGGGTCGATAGATCCTATGTTTATAGCTTTTTCCGACCAAGAAAACGAATTAGAATTTGAACCAAAAATTACAAATACTGCTGGATCGTTAAGACTTTCGTCTGGGTCTACCATTGTAGGTGCAGTCAAATCACGACAAGAAATAGTTATTTTTACAGACACCTCTGTTTATAGTATGCAATTTACTGGACCTCCTTTTACCTTTTCAGTAAACCTAATAAATGAGGCTACTGGCTTAGTAGGACCTAATGCAGCTGTTACTGCTCCTCAAGGTGTGTTTTTCATGTCTTATGATAATTTTTATGTATACAACGGTACAGTACAAAAACTGCCTTGTAGTGTGTTAAATTTTGTATTTTCTAATTTTAATAGTAGTCAAGCATATAAAGTATCTGCTTTTACAAACAATAAAGAAAACGAAATAGGTTGGTTTTATCCATCTGAAAACTCACAAGAAATAGATAGATATGTGATTTATAACTACGAAGAACAAGTTTGGTATTATGGAGAATTAGTAAGAACCGTTTGGTTAGACTCTGGTGTAGAGCCATTTCCTCAAGCAGTAGGTAGTAATAGTTTGTTTGAACATGAATTTGGTTTTAATGATGATGGCAGTGAAATGACAAATGTCTTTATTGAATCTTCAGACTTCGATTTAGGTGATGGTGATAGTTTTACATTTTTAAAAAAATTGATACCAGATATTAAATTCTTAACAAATACTGGTAATCTTAACTTAGTAACCAAAGTAAGAAATTTTCCAGGAGACTCATTATCAACAGTAGCTACCTCTAATGTAACCCCTACTACACAACAGAATTTTATTAGAGGAAGAGGTAGACAAGCTGTTTTAAGGGTAGCATCTAATGATGGAAATGTAGGAAATTTAGATATAGGATGGAGATTAGGTGCAACTAGATTAGACCTTAGAACAGACGGCAGAAGATAAATGGCAAAACTTTTACCTACAAGATTACCAATTTCTTCTGGTAGTACAGTAGATACCGAAACTTTTAACAGATTAGTCCGTATATTAGAAATTAATTTAGGTAGTTTTGACCCACTAAATACGATACAATTAACTACAACACAACGTGATAAGTTGAACTTTCAACGAGGCACGCTCATATTCAATACGACTACAGAAGTATTGCAAGTTTTTGACGGGACAGAATTTATTGATCTAACATCACATAGAACGTATGTAGGTGGTTTGAGTGCGACAAGTTCGCTTGGAAGTGTAACGGTTACAATTACATAATATGCAAGGTATAGAAAGTTTAAAAAATAAAGGCAGATTTGGAGATACAGAGTTAGCTCACTTAACTGTAGGTGAAGTCGTACTACCACCTAACTTTCTAGAAGAGAATCCAACAATCAAAAAATCTATAGAAAACATATTAAAAAAAGATGATACAGAACTAACAGAATTAATGATTGGTTCCGATATGGTATCAATAAATCCAGAAACTGGATTACCAGAATTTTTTCTTAAAAAATTAGGTAAAAAAATAGGTAAATTCTGGAATAAAAAAGTTAAACCTATTGTTAACAAAGTTGCTAAAGTCGCTAAGTTTGTTCCTGGACCTTGGCAGTTACCCGCACAAATATATGATACTGGTCGTGTGGCCGTTAATGTAGCAAAAGGCGACCAAGATTTTATGGCATTAGTTAGAAACTTAGGTCAGTCATATGCATTTACAAATATAGGGTTTAAAGATGGTCAATTAACGGCAGATGCCTCTGGTACTGGCACAAAGTTTGGGGGTAGAGCTAGAGACTTTTTCACAAATAAATTTGGTGGTGGAGAGACAGAAGCTGCAGGTACTGGTGGTGAAACTGGTACAGAAGTTACTGGTACAGATACTGGCGCAGGCGTTACTGGAACTGAAACTACTAGATCAAATCAGCTTATGGACTCGTTAAAAAGTGGTCTAGAAGAAACAGCAGAAGGCGCTGCAACAAAAGTAGCAGAGGAAGAGGCCAAAAAAAATATTTTCCAAAGGGCGCTCTCGGGTATAGGTAGTTTTTTTGGTTTAGATCCAAGTGTATATGACCCAAAAAAAGGTATTGATAAAAGATCTTTTTTCCAAAGTAGAATTTTAGACGATTTGCTAGGCTTTGACCCTGGTGGAGGTGGTATCTTTGGTTCTGCAAAAGACGCATTAGATCCATCTAAAGGTGGTCTTGATCCTAGATTATTAGCCTTGTCTACTGCTTATGGTAAAGCCGTACAAAGACAGTTAGAAAGAGAAGCTGGTGGGTTAAGAGATATTAGAACAACAATTAGACCAGATATGAGAGTACAAGCTCCATATTCAGCTGGATTTAATGTAGATTTTGCTAAAGGTGGTTTAGCATCATTTGCAAAAGGTGGTTCTGTAGTTGGTGAATCAGATTATGCCGAGGGTGGTGAAGTGTTAGACATGAGAGAGGGTGGTGAGTCTATTGGACCTGGTACTGGTACCTCAGACGATATACCAGCTATGCTATCTGATGGTGAATTTGTTATGACAGCAAAAGCTAATTTAGGTGCAGGTGGCGTAAAGATTAAAAAGAAAAAGGGTGGTATTATGGAAATAGCACCAGAGTTAGACCCAGATAGACAAAGAGGTGCAAAAAATATGATGAAGTTAATGAAATTTTTTGAAGGAGTAGCATAATGGCACAACCAGGAGGTAACGTAGACATGAACGATTATACACCTCAAGGTGGTGGTGTTAGCACCCAAGTTATAGTATATGGACCTGACGGCAAGGCTTATCCTAGTCCCGCTGCTGCACAAGCCGCAGGGGTACCATATTCTTTTCAACCACCAGGTACTGATATGAGTGGCTTTCCACAATTAGGTACAGAAGTTATTGACCAAGCTAAAATAGAGCCAGTTATAGCACAACAAGACGCAATAGACTATATGGCTGATCCTTTACTAAGACAGTTATATTTTGGTTCTGAAGATACTCCTGGTTTCTTATCACAAGTACAAAAAGCTACACAACAAAGTTTAGGTCAAGATGTTCCAGTACAACAATTTGCAGATTTTTCAGACGCAGAACAAAGGGCTTTGCAAAGTGCAGTTAGTGGTATTGGTGGATTCCAACCGTTTTTAGATGTCACACAAAAATCTATACAAGACGCTATAACAAGAGAACAACAAGCAGGAACCACTATGGATCCGTACTTTCAACAAGCAGAAACACAACTTGGCTCTGGGATAGGTGGGCTTTTATCTTCTTTTGGGAAAATGGGACCTTCAGCTAGAGATTTTCAAAGAGCTAGTCTGACTGGTTTTGACCCAAGATCAGCACAAGGATTTTTTAACCCTTTTGAAGACCAAGTAGTACAAAGAACAATAGATGATGTATTACGAGCAGGTGAAATGAGAGATATAGAACAAAGAGCCGCAGATATAAAAACTGGTGGTGAATCAGCCTTTGGATCTAGAGCTAGACTAACAGCTGCCGACAGACAGAGAGCTCTTGGAAGAGGGTTAGGTGAAGCACTAGCTGGCATAAGGTCTGGAGGCTTTTCTGACGCTATGAGACAAGCACAAGCAGAGTCACAATTTCAAAGAGGCGGTTTAGAAAGAGCAGCATCATTTGAAGCTGGTCTTGGTAGAGATGTATCTGGTGCTCGAAGAATATTAGCAAGTGATTTGCTTGGATTAGGTGGTCAAAAAACAGATTTAAGTAGAGATATTACAAGATCACTTGTAGGTCTAGGTAAAGACTTTGGGGCACTTGGGCGTGAACAACAAACTCTAGGTAGATTAGAAAGGTCTGAACTTATGAATTTAGGTGGCCAACAAAGACAAATAGCACAAGATAGACTATCAGCACAATTCAAACAACAACAAGACGCGTTAGATAGACCGTTAAAAGTATTAGGTGCAGCTGGTCAGTTACTGCCTAAGTTTACTGGTGGTTTCCAAAGAGTTGACACACAATATAGATTACCAAGAGATCCAGTAGCTGGTGGATTAGCAGCTGGTCTTGGAGCTTATACATCATTTAAAAATCCTTATCAACAACAACAACCGCAGGGGTAATAATAGTGAATGTCTTTAAAAGAAGAATGTTTCAAGAAGGTGGTCTAGCCGATTCCAACATTGTACAAACAAGAGAAATAAGTAGAGGATTTAGAAATCCAATAGTTTTAGATGAAAATATAGAAAGACAAGTTGGTGTAGATGGTAAAGAGCAATTTTTTGTAGTACAAAGGGACTCATCAGGTAATGAAGTAAGTAAAAAACCTATAGATTTAACATTATCACCTACTGGAGATCCTGCCGAAGCTGCCCGAGTACAAGGAAGACAACAGCTTGGAGAAGCTGTAACAAAATTTGGTACTGGTATTGCTGGATTAGGTGCTGTTGCAGGTAGTATTCCATTTATCGGTAAAAGGGCTGAGTTGTTAGCTAAAGGTGTAGGGGCTTTAGTAAGTGGTGCGGGGCGTTTTATCTCTCCAGTTGTAGCACAAACTGGTGTAGTTATTTCAAAAGGTAGTGTAGGAAAAGCATTCAAAACTCCATTAGGTAAACCTAAAAAAGATGCTCCTAAAACATATGATGTAAATAGTCCACAAGGCCAAGCTATTGTAAATAACAAAAACTTTGATGCTAAAACACAATTTATTCCAGAAAATAAATTTGCTGAAATATTAGGCAAAACACCAACCGCGACACAACAACCTTTTTTCAAAGGTATAGGTAGCAGAATTAAAAGTAAAATACCACTTGCAATACAACCAGCACAAGCAACAACGCTTGGTCTCACAGTTGGTCTTACTGCTCCTGGTGCAATTGGTTCGGCTATTTCTGATATAGAAACTAAAGAATTTTTAGAAGATGTTACGCCAGATAACCAAGTCTTAGCATTAGAAAATATAATAAATGATCCAAATGCCTCACAAAAACAAAAAGATTTGGCTAGAGCAAAGATTAAAGAGTTAAAAGCACAAGGTATTAATGTTGGTGATTTAGATACTAAACTAGGTGGACCTTTTGATGCTTTCAATAGTGTCGAAGAAGCAAGAGAGGAAGCAAAAAGAGTTTTGGGTGATTCAGCCACATCTTTTGAATATAGAGGTATGAGCTATAATATTAGAGAAAAAGACGACAAAACTAAAAGTGAAGTAAAAATACCTAGACCATCAAGATCTGCTTTTTTAAGTAGTCCACAATTTTTAAATTTTCTTAAACTTTTTGCTGAAGAAGCTGGCAAAACTGGTAGTGTTGGACAAGCTGGTGTTAATGCAGCTATAAGAGCTGCTAAAGGCATTCAAACAGAACCTTTGGATTATAAATTAGCTGAATCAGTAAGTGAGATGGAAGAGTCTTTGAACAGTAATATTAAGAATTTCAAATCTAGTGAAAGAAACTTAGCCAGATTGAATTACTCAATAAACTTATTAAAGAGTCCTAAGGGAAAAGAGGCTTTTGGTCTTGATGGTGTTATTTTAAAGGTTATAGAACAAGGTAAAGCCGCTTTTGGTGGTGGTGCAGTAAAATTTGAGGATCTACCTGCACGAACTAGAGTGGACTTAATTATTACGGCACTTAGAAATGAGGAAGTAAAAAGTTTGTTAGGAGAGTCTGGTAGAACTATATCAAACTTGGATAGAGAAATAGTCGCACAAATATTTGGGGATCTTAATGCATTTACATCACAAGCTGCTCTTCTAGCACAACTTAAAAATATAAGAAGCAGATTGACAGAAGATTTAAGTGCTACTGGTGGAAGTACAGTAGCAAATCTAAAATATTTTGCTAATGTTAGACAACCAAGTACGGTACAAAGACTAAACTCAGATATTGTTCAACAATTAGTTATTCTTAATGACGAACAATCTGCCAAAGATTATGTTGCAAATTTGAATTATGACCCAGAGGATGGCGGGGACAGAGATCAAGATACCACAACAATATCATTAGCAACACCAGGAACAGTCACACAAGTCGCAGATGACGAAGAGGACGAATAATGCCTAGATACAGAGTTACCGTTGGAGATTCTGGTGAAAGTGTCCTAGTAGATGCACCAGATGAGTCTACAGCTAGAGAAAAAGTCCGTAGAGATATAAATACACAATTAGTTAAACAAGCTGGACAATCTTATCTAGATGATGTTTTATTCGATTATGAAACTGGTGTTCAAGATGCCTTCTTCAGACAAAGGTTAGGACGAGCAGAAACCTTTGAAGAAAGAGAAAAAGTTGCTACAAATTATGTAGGAGATAGTGGTTTTTTATATAACAGTCGTGGTCAAATGGCTTTGACACCAGATGGACAAAGATCACTAGGCATCAAACCAAGTTTCATTACCTTAGAAAATGGTGAAACTGTAGAGAAGAATGTAATGATAGACGAGAACAGTTTTGGTATTCGTGATATTGCAGATTTTTCTGGTGCTGCTGGACCTATATTTGGCGCTATCGCAGCATTGGCCCCTCAAGGAAGATTACTTAAAACTCTAGCTAAATATCAAAAAGTTTTTGGACCTCGTTTTCAAAGAACGATTGCAGCTGGTATAGGAACTGCAGGGGGTAAGGCAGGTGAAGAAGTCGTTGATGCATTAGCAGGTTTTCAAGAACAAGATGCTAAAGATATTGCAGAATTATTAGGGTTTGAGTTTGCTTTGGGAGCTACTGGTCAAGGCGTAGGTGAAATCTTAGGAACTGGTTATCAAATTATGTTAGGTAAAAAAGCTCCTTTTGATGATCTACATTTACAAAGGTCTATGATACAACAATATAACCCAATAGATGTTATGAAGTTAAATAGGGTTTTGGGTAGAGAAGCTACAGACGCTGAATTAAAGAGAGCAACTACACAACCTATTCAAGGTGTTACCGTAAGAAAATTTCAAGAAGGTCTTCTACCGTCACAGAAAGCATTTAATAGACCGTTACCAGCTAGAGCCCAAGCTATGACTGAGGAGATATTAGGTAACGCTAGAAATCTGCCAAACGTAAAATTTGCTCTTAGAGGTATGGCATCTCTGTATGAAGATTTAGGGCTAGTTAACATGCAACAAGTAAAACTTGAAGAATTTCTAAAAAGGTTTAGGGAGTTAGGGGTATCTGCTCGTGAAAGGGGAGCAGTAGCCAGAAAGATAGCTGAGATGAAAACAGAATTAAGTAGCCAAGAAGGTAAAGTCATAAACAAATTAGAAAAATTAGTTGACGATACTATGGACGCTATGGTGGATGAAGGTATTCAATATGGTCCGGGTGGCAATCTAGAAGGTGGTGCCTTGATTAGAGGTGCTTTGCAAGAGGCTAGAGACGGTGTAACTAACGCTATGCAAAGAAAATATACAAATGTCGATGACATTTTTTTTCAATTAGAAGATCCAATTACTGCTATTAAATTAGGAGAATTGGCTGATGTATTTTTTCAAAAAACAAAAGGTATGCTGTCAAGGTATGGTGCAAAAGAACCACAACTTGCAGTTAGACCAGAATTAGGTGAAGTTGCTAAATTAAAAACTGCTCCCATTGCATATTTAGAACAAATAAACAATAGACTAAGACGAAGAGCTTTAAACATTACACAAGCAACGCCAGATGAGGTACAAGCATTTGCAGACGCAGGCACACCACTTAAAACAATTAGAGATTATTTTGGAGATGAAGGTCCTGCATTTGATAATGCTTATAGCAATTTCGTAAAGTTGACTCCTACTAATCAAAGGCTTGGGCTAGGTCCAGATAATTTTGCTGACATGAAAATTTTGCCATTTAGTTTGGAAAACTTACGAAGAGAGTTAAGCACTATTGCTGAAGAAGTCAAATCTTTTACACAAACAAACACCATGACTAAAATCATGCACAATATGAAAACAGATTACCAAGATATTTTTAAAACTTTTGCTGATCCAAGGTTAGCAGCAGTTAAGGGTCTAAGTAAAGGATTTAAACAAAGAACGGATGCAGTAAGCCGACTCCAAGCAGTTAGAGAATTATTTGAAATTGATTCTGCTAGAGTGAAAAAAGGAGTTGAAGAATTACAAGAGGCAAATGAATTTGCAGCAAACGTACTAAAACCTTTTGATAAACAACGTATAGTTAAGGCACAAAATGAAGCAGCTTTTGGTGCCTACGACCCAGAAAATATTTATAAAAATCTTATTTTAGATGGGGATAGTGCCGATTTAAGGGCTTTTTTTAATGCTCTAGATAACTATGACAACTATGGCACTACCGTAATTGGTAGAACAAACAAAAGTAATGAGGTAAAAAAATACATAACACAACGAATTCTAAATGATGCTTATAGAGAGGCTACAAGTTTTGGCACAGATGTTATGCGATTTGATGTATTTGCAAATGAAATATCAAAATTTTATAGAAAATTTCCTAATAAAGCATCCATAGTGTTTGGTCAAAACTCAGATAATTTTATAAGAACCATAGAACAATTAAATAAATTAGGCCCAAAAGTCAAAGCAGATGAAGTAGAAAAATTAATTTTACAATTCAATAAACCAAGGGAGGGACAAGAAATTGTAGGGTTAGGTGCGACACAACCTGGACAACAATTTTTACGAGGGTTATCTGATCTTGCAGAGGCATCAGCAGAAAAACAAAAGTTTGAAGCTAATTTAATTTTAAACAAGTTGCCAGAAGCAACAAATGAAGAATTGATTGGTAAAATATTTACACCACAAGGCTCTTCTAACATAAAAGTAATAAGGCAGGCATTAGGCGAGGGTTCAGATGATTTCAAAGCTCTTCAAGCTAATGCTATGACTAGGCTTCTACAAAAAGCTATTGACTTTGATGGACCAACTAAATCAGCCGACATTACTAAAATTTTAAATGCATCTAAATTTAAAACTACATTAGACAGTTATGGTGATGAAACTTTAGAAGCTATGTTTGGCAAAGAAATACAACAAGGACTTAGAGATTACTCTAGGGCATTGGATGTCATGACTAAAGGAGAAAGAGGAACTGGTGGGACATCTGGTACACTTATTGCTGCTGCCATAGCTATTAATGCATATAATCCAGCTTTGTGGCCTACTATAGTTGGTGCTGAAGTTCTAAGAAGAGTTTTTATGAGCCCTAGATTTTTAAAAGCTATGGCTAAAACAGATAAATCATCAGTAGTAGAGGTTCTAGAATATTTTGATAGAGCGTTCAGACTATCAGCAGTTAGAGGCATAGCAAGTCTTACTGGTGATATAAATGATTATGTAGAAAAAGAATTACAAAAACAATTAGAAGGCACAGATCTTGATGAACGACTAATAGATGAAGCTGGTGCAGTTTTACCAGATATACAAAGACAAGGCAAAGAATTAATTAGAGATGTACCAACAGCTTCGATAGAATTACCAGAAATATCACCAATTAGAGGCTCTGAACTAGCAAAAGACCCTCAAATTAGGTCAGATTTCCTTGTCGGCTCTTCACCGTTAGTTTAACGAAAACTTTTGGTACCCCTTTACCTTTTATCAAAAATTTTTAACAAAAGTTATTAGAAAGCGAATAAGAGGGTGACGATATTAAGTAATAGGGAACAACAGATACTTTAGTACAACCGCCACCCAATTCTATTCATTCATACTATTTCTAGCAACTCCTTTCATTTTTTCATAACTTCTCATGCCGCCTAATCCCAAAAGTGAGAGTGTTAAAGTTAGAAGACCTTCTGTTTCTATTTTTGGTAATGGCACGTCACTTCCACTAACAACGATAATCCAATTTAAAATAGGTGCTAAAAAATATGACCATAACAAACCAAAACAAGCTACCCACATAATTGCAGGTCTAGCACCAGATACAAAAATAGATGAGTGTTTTGCTTGTTCCTTGTTGACTTCTATTTGTGCTAAATTAGCCTTATGAAATTCAGTTTTAAGTTCGTGTTCTAATTTAAGTTTTAAATTTTTATCGGTAACAAATTTACTTAGAACTTTGTCTGCTACTCCGATTACTGATTCTGTTATTTGTCCCATCAAAAACCTATTTCGTTCCTATCCATACCTAAAGGTTTGTCTGTAATACATTTTATCATATCTCTAGGTATGTGAGCATATGGTTCATTTTCGTCGTCATATACGGCTTCTGGTTTTATGTTCATTCTTACATCATATTCATGTGAATTATCCCACTCATGATAAAACAAACCATCAGTCATGGCATAAACTATAATGAAAGGTATACCAGTAGATCTTGTATAAGATGCTCCTTTTCTTAATTTGTTAACTGATAATATAAATGTATCGTACTTGTCTGATGCGAATGTACGGCATTTAACTTCACACCAATAACATTTTGCTTTTGATTCTATCCAGTAATCTAGACTATATGAAGTGGGCAACTTATGACATGTAACATCCCAAGCCCCCTCTAAAAACCCAGCAACTCTCTCCTCACGTTTTTGGTCATCTTTCGTCTCAAGACTTGGTGTCCTCATAGTCGTCTCCTTGTTTGAAGTAGATTCTTACCAAATATTTTCTTATTAAAGCTAGTATAGTAAGCACTACTACTTGTGCTATTGATATTGCAAAAGCACTATTTATACCAAACAACATTAACACAACTATCGTTATATATGCAAAAAACCAATTTATAGGTAAACCTAAAACAGTATCGAATATTGCTTCTTTTGCAGCTTTTTTGTTAATCTTCATAGTAATTTGGATCTACAGCTACAAATCTTTTTGTAGGTCTGCCTTTTCCACCCACTCTAATATCTATTTCTTGTATTTCTCCTGCATTTTTAAGTCTATCTATTATTTCTTTTACTTCATAAGATTTCATACTTCTAAATAATTCATGTCTATCTACTTCTCTTTTACTTATACCCTCTTCTCCTCTAGACCTAATGAACGATAGAACATTTTTTATTTTTGATTCAGTAGCTGATGAGGCAACTTTATCTTTACATGCCTCTATAAATAATAAGTCATAGTATCTGACATAATCTATACACCACTTTGTAACATCTGCTGATATTGTTGTATTTTTAGGATTTTCTGCTAATGCACAAGATAGTGATAAACGCATAGCTTTTTCTCTTGTTCTAGATAGTAACGGTTCTAAATTATCCTTTTCCAAAGCGTTTTGTCTTTTGACTATTTCCTCTGCAAATATTTCCAATAATGTTTCTGCCTCTGGTGTAAAACTAATTATCTTTTGTTCAACATCTAGCTCTGCATTATTTTCCCCTACTGCACCAAACTCTGTTGATGGTTTTCTTATTTGATTTACCCAATTTACTAAAGTTAATGGTGGTCTGATATATTTTTTAAGCCTTTGTATTTTTCTTGGTTCTTTACTTTCTATTATTAAGAATCTATTTAAAAAACCATCAGCAATACGACCAGAGTTTAGCGCTTTATAAAAGTTTTGTGGTACTGACATGCCAACCAAAGTGATTGCTGGTTTATGTGTAACTCTATTCATGGCTTGTTCTTTATATTGTTCTGGAACATTCATTAGAGAATAATTATCTGGTCTAAGAGTACCATGACAACGACCCCAAGCCTCCATCAAAGTTTGTATACCATCCTCTCTATTTGTGTTTTGTTGGGCACTAATATTTTCTAGTCTTTTACCAAACTCATCCATTATTGTTATTTGTGTAGGTCTATACCTTAATATTGAATGTACTGCTCCAGATGAGGTATAGCCATCACCAACTACCAAATCCGAGTGCTCAGACATATTTAAAATAGCCTCGACAAAACTTTTTATATTTTCTTTACCTTGTCCAGACTTGGCTATACCCATAAAGTATAGTGATGAAAAATTATTCATATTAGTTCTGTATAATCTGCCACAACAAACACTTGCTAAGGATAAACTTGCTATTATTGATAATTCTGGTTGAGATACTTTTGCCATTTCTTCACAGAACCTATACATTTCTTTTAATATGCCTGGTGGATTAAATAAATCTTTTGGTGGATCGATTTTTTCAGAGGCATTTACAAACAAGGGTGCTCTTTGGTTTTTTCTGTCATGTGTTCTTTTTACATTATCGACTACAGATAAAACTTCGTTGTTTGGTAAAGGTGGTGTATTTTGTGTGTTCCAAGACTGTAGAAAAAATTTACAAAAATCTAGGTTAATATTTTTAGATATTAAATATCCTGCGAGTCTTGCAGCTTGATCGTTTCTTGATCCTTCGTTTACACCATCTAGTGATATTGGAGCAGTTACTTGATGACCATTGTTTTTACCGTTACCAGTTATTTGGATCCATTCTTTTTCAGTAAAATCTGGCAAATCACTATAATCGTGTATGTCCCATTCTGGTATGATGTTTGGTTTATATATTCTACCAGTAGCATGTTTATTATAAGGAGCAATAATTAAACCACCTTCCCCTCTAATATCTATATGTCTTTCTAATGGAGTTTCGTTTAGTCTTTTGGTAGCAAATGTTGTAAAGTTTTGTGGGTTGTTATAGTAAAAGTGCATACCTTTACCAGTAACAACACGAAATGGGGTAGTAGGTAAATTGTTTTCTACCCAGGTCATAGCTTCTGGTGTGTCTGCATCAACTACAATAAATTCACCACAAATCAAAGCCACTACTAAATCATCACGACCTTTGAACCAAGATTCTACAAGTTCTCTTTTTGGTCTTTCAGTTTTATATTGATGCCAGCCACCTAGAAAAGCTGGTGGTTTTTTATTGCTTCTATATAATGGAACAACCGAAAGACCCTCATCATAATATGTGGTAGCTAGGTCTAGAGGTGTTTCATTATCTGTAAGATTTAGATTGAACACTATCTGAGGTGGAGTTATCTAAGTTACCATAAATGGATTCAAAGTCTAACTTACCGTCAGATTGTTGTATTATTTTTTTCGCTTGATTGATAGACGGTTGCCGATAACCATATCTCCAGGCTTTTATTGACGCTTCTGAACATCCAAACAAATCAGCAGCTTTTGGCATTCCTATAAACTCGATATATTGTTTTAAAGAATATCTTTTCATTTCTTTTTCTCTCTCAGTAAATTGTGGTTTTACATTAAGTTTATTTAAAATTTCTAAATGTTTATTAGAAAGTATTAGTTGTCGGTAATAATAGTTGGCTAACCAAATTAAATTATTGCTCATAGTTTCTCCTTAATTAATTTACAAATAGTAATATATGTTATATACTTTTTCAACAACTTTGGAGAAACTATTATGAGTGATTTAAAAAATCGCATAGTTGCACCGTCTGATCTAGTAGAAGATCAAGGTGCAAAAATCCTAATATACGGGGCTGCTGGTGCTGGTAAAACTACTGCATGTGCAACTGCTCCCGGTAAAATTTTGATGATAAGTATGGAGAGTGGTTTGCTTTCTATTAGAGATCGTCAAAATGTTGATGCAATCGAAGTTAAAGAAGCACAAGAAATAATGCAGATACATGATGCATTAAAATCTGGTGAACTTAACTACGATACTGTCTGTTTAGATTCTATATCTGAGATGTCTGAAATTTTGTTAAATTATGAAAAGGCAAAACATAAAGACCCAAGGATGGCATATGGCAATGTGCAAGAATCAGTCACTAATGTTATGAGAGCATATAGAGATTTACATATGCATGTTGTCTTTGTCTCTAAAATGGAAAAGCAAAACGTAGATAATGTTCTTTTATATGAACCAAAAATGGTTGGAACAAAACTAGGACAATCTATTACTTACTTTTTTGATGAAGTTCTTGCTTTGCGTGTCATTGAAGAACAAGATGATGATGGTAAAAATGTAAAAAACAGATGGCTACAAACAGAAATTGGTCAAGGATATACTGCAAAAGATAGATCTGGGAAACTAGATCCTTTTGAAGAGCCTTGTTTAACTAGCATAATCAAAAAGCTAGGTTTTAAAACTCAAGAAGCATTACAACAGGAGGCTATAAATGAGTGATTTTGATAATGTTGATTGGCTTGAAACAAGTGGAGAGCCATCAAAAGATGTCGCACCACCAGGTGAATATGAAGCAAAAGTTATTTCTTGCGAGAAGTATCAATCAAAGAGTAGTGATAACTGGTCTGTAAGAGTAATTTTTGATTTGCAGAACGGAGCATTCAGAGAACACACAGAGTATTTTTCTTTGTGGTCAGCTAATGCAGACGCTAAAAGAATCTCTAATGAGCAATTTACCTCATTATGTAAAGCAGTAGGATTTAAACAATTTCCTAATGCGTATGGAGATTTCGTTAACAAACATCTAAATATTAGAGTTTCTAACGAGCAAGATTCTTTTAAAAACGAGTTTGGTGAAACTATTGAAGTAACTAAAACAAGAGTAAGATCTTTTGTTAACCCAGAGTCATCTGCAGGACAAAATGCTAGTGATTCAACAGCAAAAGCCAAACCTACCTTATAAATAAAATTATAGGTAATTATTGGGGAGAGTAATCTCCCCTTTTTTTTATTTGATTTTTGGGATAGAATGAGGTATATCATTCATTAGTTCTCTCCCGAATGGTTGGGGAGTTTTTTAAACTCCCCTTTTTTTATTTCTTAATTAATCTATTTGTCCAGTTTTTTGCAAGACTCTCTGCATATAAAAGATTATGTTCATTTAAGTCTACTGATCTAATAAAGTTTTTGTATTCATAAAGATCTACCCTAAGACCATTTTTTGTTTGCACTACACATGCTCTTCTATCTTCTACTTTGCCAAAGTCAGTAACTATTTCTTGCATTATTCTCCACCGTCATCTTTTGAACCATAAATTACCCATATCAACATTAGAACTGCGATAACTGTTAAGGGATCAATATTCATGGCTACATATTTTCTAATTCTTTAATTAATCTTCTAATATACCAAACGCATTTTTCCAAATCTTGTATGTTAGATGTTTTGTATTTAAACCTATGTAAATATTTTATTGCTGTTCCTTCTAAATACGATCTATAACCTAATGGTCCTAGTTGTTGTTTTATATACTCAATAGCCTCTAAAGTCCCTTGATTATAATGTGGTGGTTTATTTACCATATCTTGTTCATTAGTGTTTTCAGAGTCTCCTGGACCTATTTTTTTTATAATTTTATTTGCTTCGTCCCATTGTTCTGGGGTTATTTTATCAATCGACATATTTCCTCCTATTCATCATACCAATCTCCACAAATTATTATGCATCCCCATAAAAAATATTTGCTTAGGATTACGGCAAATATAAATAATGAAAATGTAGTAACTAATAATATGTTCTTTTTATTCTTCATCAGATAAACTCAACTCAACTATATCTGGTGTGTTGTATACTGTTGGTCTTTCTCCATCCAAAACTTTGACATAATCTTGTAAATTTTTTTCTAAGACTATCCAACCTTTATCCATATCTTCTTTTTTCATTTTAAATATTTTTGATGCATATGGATGCTTCTTTTCTTGTGCTACAAAATAGAAATCTACAACTTCAAAACCAGCTTTTTCAAAACCTCTTCTATACCAAGCTGCTTGTAAATCATATTTATATCTTTTCACAGAGGACAAGAAAGAACTTGGCTCACAACTTTGTGTAGTTTTGTAATCTACTAAAATTATTTTATTTTCTGCATAAGCATTTTCTAGAGGGTATCTTAGAATATCAGACTTTACTTTGAGCAGAAGATCGTTCTCGAACCAATAAATCGCTCTTTCATAAGGGTAATTAAAAATACTTGGATATTCATTTTCACTTGGTTGTAAGAGTTTTTTTGCCTCTGGTATTAAAAGATCTCTCATCCTAAAAATATCATCTCTCTCTTTTTTTGTGATTACTGTCATACCTCTTTCTTCAAAGTCTGCTTTTAAGTTTTTGTTGTATTGTGTATATGGAGAGCCCTCTATACATGCAATATCTTGTGCAAAAGCCTTATCTCCCTCGACTATCAAAGCATGTGCAGCAGTTCCAAATTTTAATGCAGGTGTGTTTAAAACATCTTCTTCCATAGCATGTATTTGTGAGTCCATAAATTTTCTTATTACAGATGATGATATGCCAGGAGAATTGTGATATTCCTCATTGGTTAATGAAGTAAAGTAGATAGCATTTCCTAATGCTTGACGGTCATATTTTTCTAATGTTTCTGGTAAAATCATTTCTCTCCTTTTTTATGAACTTTGTTAATATACTTTTCAAGATCTTCTGGATGTAGTTGCCCAAATCTCCAAGAACGGTAATCTTTAGGTGTCATTATTTCTTTCATTTTTTCTATAAAAACTTCTCTACTCATTTATCTCTCCCAGTTTTTTTTGCTTTATAAATAGGTATATTGTTGATAGTTTTTATCATATCTTTCTTGGTTTCTCTATCTATATTTTTTAAATCTTGCAAACTGCTCCAAGCTAGGTACTGCATATATTCTGCATGTTCAAACAAAGAAAGATCACTTGAATCTTTGATTGTTTTATTTTCTAATTTTTTAGTATTTTTCGACATAGTTCTTCTCCTATATTGCAAATTATACATCAATAGTATAATATGTCTACTGTTGGTAATAAATATTATTAACTAAGGATAATAAATGTCTAGAATGTGGAGAGAATATCACGATAATATTGTAGAGGATGGCGCACGACAAAAGGCGTTTGATGATGCTTATAAGTTTGGATGCGATACTTCAGAGGAGTTAACATCTAGGTATGCTGAAAATCTAAAAAAATCTACTGGTATTGATTTAAATGCCGTAGAAAGATCTAGTGAATGCAGTATCTTGTTAGCTGCTTTTGGTGAAAATCCAGAAGACTACGGTATTTAATTTTTTGTTGCCTATTCTGTATAGAATTCTCCATACACTTTGAATAGAAGTCTTGATCGGACTTAGGTATCAGAGGGACCTTAGCAACATAACCCTCTGCTTCTATAAATAGCACACATAATATAACTTAGCAATTCGCTTATAGTAAATTATTTTTATTTATGTTAAATTTAATTTATGGAAGTCATAGAGATGTCAGAGTACAGACCAGATGCAGATCCAAAAGAAACGGCTAAATCGTTAGAAGGTTTGATTGCTGAAAATAATATTAGAGGTGTGCCGCCCCAAGATACTGTAGTTTGGTGTATTAGCTATTGTTTTTCTAGACTTATACATGAACAAAAAGACATTAATTTATCTTTGAACACATTAGATCAAATTATTTCTGGCTACTCTGAACAAGAAATTTATTCTGCACTTTATGAAAGTATGCCAGATTTTGAATGAAGGTATTAAGTTTATTTGATGGGATGAGTTGCACCCAGATTGCACTTAAAAATTTAGGCATTAAAGTTGATACTTATTTCGCTAGTGAAATAGATAAATACGGCATACAAGTCACACAAGCAAATTTTCCAAATACTGTTCAAGTAGGAGATATAACAAAGTTAAACCCAAACGATTTCAAAGATGTCACTCTTATAGTCGCTGGCTCCCCTTGTCAGGGATTTAGTTTTTCAGGAAAACAGTTGGCATTTGACGATCCTAGATCTGCTTTGTTTTTTGAGTTTGTGAGATTACTGAAAGCTATTAAACCTAAATACTTTTTACTTGAAAATGTCAGAATGAAAAAGGAGTTTCAAGAAGTCATCACACAACAAGTTTCAGAATGTTATCCAGAGTATTCAAGTGGTCAAGATTTATTGGGAGGTCGTATCGAGCCTATTTTAATAAATAGTTCACTTTTAAGTGCACAAAGCAGACAGCGACTTTATTGGACAAACATACCAAACATAGAACAACCAAATGATTTGGGGATAGTGTTAAGAGATGTTTTGGAAACAGATGGAGAAACAGATTTAGTTGGGAATAACGGAAGTGTAGCCCTAAAAGAAAACATAAAAAAAGGCTCAACATTATTAGCTCGTGATTACAAAGGTTGGAACACTTATGGCATGACTGGTGTGAGAAATAAACCAAAACAAGTAGGTAGTTTAGATGACATCAAAGGTCACGATATATTAAAAAGAGTTTATAGTGAAGATGGTAAGTCACCTACAGTCACCGCTCATGCTGGTAAGGGCACAGTTCCCAAAGTAGAAACTAAACCAAAAAAGGCTTTTGATATACCAAGAGAAATATTAAAGGATAATGAAATGAGAAGAAGAGTGTATTCCTCTGAGGGTAAATCACCTACGGTTATTTCAAGCTACAGTCCAAAAATTCAAACTAAACCAGTACAAGTTGGGGTGGCTAGTGACGTAAATGGACACGATATACTTAAAAGAGTCTATAGCCTAGACGGTAAAGCTCCTACTCTTAATAGTATGGGTGGTGGCAACAGAGAACCAAAGGTTGTGTCTGGTGGTGCACTTAGAGGTAGAGCATATGATAGTGATGGTAAAAGAATGGATCGAGATGGCAATTCGGTAGCTAATCAAACAAAACAAATGTTAGAGCTAAGAAAAGACGATAAATCAAATGCTATAACAACGGTCAGCAAAGATTCAGTAGCAGTAAAAGAGGACTTAACCTGGAGAAAGCTAACAGTTCGAGAGTGTCGTAGACTACAAACAATACCAGAAGACTACGAAATGCCAGTAAGCAACACCCAAGCATACAAAATGTTGGGTAATGGATTCACAGTATCAGTAATAGAACATATCCTTAAAAATATGGATATTTGATTATTGTCTATTTTTGTCAGACTTTTCTTGTCGTATGAAAGTCTTATGTTTAGTGGTTTTGACAATAAAAACATTTTTTTCATTTTTGTCAGAGAATTAGAAACTAATTTAATATTTATTGCTTTTTTATATTGACGATACATAATCTGGCGTGATAGTCTTGGAATATACTTATTAGATAAGTAGAGATAGCCACATATAATATTCAGTTCCTAGACCATACTTTACTTCTACAATAAGAAACCATAGAATTACGAGTATATGTCCAAACCAGAAGTCAAGTTCGAGCCTATACTTCATCAAGAAGAAACACCACCTATCGAATATTTTGATCTAGATAAGAAACTTAATCGCAGACAACAAGTGTTCGTCTGGACTATAGTCAATAATCCACAGATGAGTTATGTTGAAGCTGCAAAAAGATCTGGCTACAAAGATGCTAGACAGTCGGCATACAAACTTATGAAAAACGATAATGTGTTGTCGGAATACAAATACTTAATGTCGGAAGTTAGAAAGAAGTATGAATTAAATCATGATAGAGCAGTTAAAGATTTGTATGACATAAGAGATAAAGCTCTGGACTCTGGATCATATAATGCTGCAATCGCAGCCCAGAATAGTTTGTTAAAAGTAGGTGGATTGGTTGTTGATAAAAAAGAAGTTAGATTTGGTAAGATCGATATGATGTCACGAGAAGAGATAGAAAATAGGTTAAAGCAACTTATGGGTCAAGAAATCATAGATCTGCCAATAAATGATGACTCACTTGTGTCCACTACTGCCACCACTCATGAAATCGATAATAGCAGCCAGGATGATAACGAAGATAACAGCTAATAAACTACTCATCAATCTTCACTCCATCTATCTTGACACAATACTGTTTTTCAAACAGATCAACAGACTCTTTATAAGATAACGGTTTTTCTTCATTCCAAAACCTTTCACTTTCATTCTCTGATAGCCAAAAGTTAAAATTTTCTATTGGACTTCTATCGTTATCGTATATAAAATTTTTACTTACTTTTCCTTTCATAATATCTCTCCATAAAATAGCCGAAGCCAACCCGAATATGAAATACACTATAGGGAGTAGGATTGACCCCAGCTAACTAATTATAATCTTTGTTGTATAACACCACAACTGCCCCAACAGACCATAACTCAACTTGCAACACCTTGACAAACCTCTCCTAGACTGACATACCAAAACGGACAGCACCAGAACGTATCGTGACTTGCCATACCTCAACTGCCATAACAAAACGGAACGAAACACGCAGCGCCGAACCACAACTGCCCTAACCTGCCTGGACGAAACTCTCGATACCTCAACAAGACCCACCACAACTGCCATAACTTGACATAACTTAACAAGACGAGACTCACCACGACTGCCTTAACGTGACAGAACGCAACCAACCCCACCTGGACTGCCTTGCTTACCAGAACCCAACAAACCCCAACTCACCTTGACTGCCAAAATTAAAAAGTAGGTCATGTATCGAGGGGGTAAAATGTAAGACACACGACCTACTAAAAAGATCAACTAAACTAATCTTGGTGTTAAATCCGTTGTAGTTTGACCTTTTTTTTGCACTAATTTATTTTGTAGAGGTTTTCTAGCGTTATCTAGTGTATTTTTATATGAGCCTTTATACAAGTTCATCAACCTTAACTGTTCCTCTAAGCTATTCATTCTTCTTAGAAGTGTTTCAAATAACTCAGTAGCTATTTGGTCATCAGTTAAAGCCTCAGCAGTTTCAACAAATCGTCTACCCTCGTCTGTTCTTAAACTTACAAAAGCTCTTACGGTTTCAGGACTAACTTCATTAACATAGACCTTAGCCGTTGCTATCAACATTCTAGCCTCATGCATTCTCCACTTTTGAGCAGCTTTACTATCATTCCACTCGAAGAAATTATGCAAAGGACTAGACTTCTTCTTTGCCTCTCGTAAGACGGTATGAGCCGAAACCGACCCATACCTTTGTTGCACTTTTACGAGTTCAGCAGTTAAATTTACTCTGCTATTTCTCATTATGCTGCCTTATTTGAACCAACTGTAAACATACCAAATGTGCCATTCCTTTCGGGACGCCATTCACCTACACCAACGGTTTGACCACCATGATTAAGCAAATTAGCTATCTGCTCTATGGTCACTCTATCAGCGTCATATTTTACCAGGAGTTCTGCTGACCAGTTTCTAAACTCTGGTCTAAATCTGAGGTCTTTACCAGTCTTTACATTAACTGGGTCTTTCCTCAATACTGGTTTCTTAGACTTAATAGAAACACACTCTCCATCCGGGGCATTTGGCAAAACAAAAAACAAAGTTCTTGCATCTGTCATAGCCAAGCCTAAAGCCTTACCTGCTCTAACTGCACATTGTTTGAATGCACTTGCAGGAAATCCAAACGAGCCATCATCCTGGGTATAAGCAGATTTCAAATACTCTTTTTTAGGATCGATAGCAGTTCTTTTGGCATTGACTTTATTAGCCTTACCAGAACGGACTTCTTCCATTTCTTTTATCAAAGCCTCCTTCATCTTATTTTGGATTAAAGGAGTTAAACCCTCGACTTGCAATTTCACAAGATTGAAATTAGGTGGGTTGATTACGAACTTCTGTTCGCGTATTTTATTATTCATAAATTCCTCTCGAAAATTATGCACTCAACACCAAACAATAACACCCGTTATTATTTAGCTGATTGCTCGTTTGTGTTCTCTTTGTTATCAACTAAAAGTTTTGCATGATAATCTTCACCTTTGTTGTGAACAGTTATCATCAATTTTCCCTCGTTATAAAAGTTATCTTGTTCTATTCTGATTTCTTTGCCTTTAAAATCTATCCAAACAATATTATCTTCCCCTTCCAAATTTGATACTATTTCCATTTTTGTTTTATTCATTTCTCCCCCTTTTTCCACATTTCTTCATAGCAATACCCAGCTAGTTTTGTTCTGCCATTTGCAAAGGCACAAATACTATCGACTAGGACTTCATGTTTTATTTCATTATTTACTATCGAGGCTATTAGGTCTTCTGCACTATTACCATCAAAAGTATCAAGCCAATCTTTAACTTCATCTGAACTATACACGATCATCTTT